AGCGAGGAGATGCAAAAGGCAATGCAGATGCTGGATGAAGTTAAGGAAAGCATCATCAATGCTTATGAACTTAAAACCGGTTTATCTAGAACAAGGTTATCTCACCTGATGGATGCTGAAACTTGGCTAAATGCCAATAAGGCAGTCGAGCTTGGTTTTGCAGATGACATTATGTTCAAACCAGGAGAGAGTGCACTACAAGATAGCTTTGTCTTCAGCAGAAGAGCAGTGACCAATTCACTAATGAATAAGCTTCAAAAACCAGTTGTAAAACAGTCAGCCGAATCGCTTTATGAGCGGCTTAATTTATTGAAATATTAGGAGGAAATGAAAATGAGTAAAATTCTTGAACTGCGTGAAAAGCGCGCAAAAGCATGGGAAGCAGCAAAGGCATTTCTTGATTCAAAGCGTGGTAGTGATGGACTTGTGTCCGCAGAGGATGCCGCAACCTACGACAAAATGGAAGCAGATATTATTAATCTGGGTAAGGAAATCGCAAGATTGGAGCGCCAAGAAGCTCTTGAAGCAGAGCTTAATAAGCCTGTAAACACACCTCTTACCGAAAAGCCAGCTATTCCGGGGATGGATACAAAGACCGGAAGAGCCAGTGATGAGTACAGAAAGGCATTCTGGAACGTAATGCGTAGCAAAAATCCTCGTCATGATGTGCTAAATGCTTTGTCTGTAGGCACTGATTCAGAGGGAGGATACCTTGTTCCTGATGAATTTGAGCGCACCTTGGTTCAAACTCTTGAGGAAGAGAATGTATTCCGTAAACTTGCAAAGATTATTCAAACTTCAAGTGGTGATCGTAAAATCCCGGTTGTGGTGACCAAAGGCACAGCTGCTTGGCTTGACGAAGGTGAGGAGTTTGATGAGAGTGATTCTGTATTCGGTCAGACATCTATTGGTGCTTACAAGCTGGGTACAATGATTAAAGTTTCTGATGAACTTCTCAATGACAGTGTATTTGATCTGGAGAATTATATCTCCACTGAATTTGCCCGTAGAATCGGTGCTAAGGAAGAAGAAGCTTTTTTAGTTGGAGACGGAGATGGAAAACCTACTGGTATTTTCAACGCAACAGGCGGAGCACAGCTTGGAGTGACAGCCGGGTCTGCAACTGCCATTACGGCAGATGAGATTATCGATCTTGTTTATTCCCTAAAGGCTCCTTACAGAAAGAACGCAGTATTCCTGATGAATGATGCAACAGTAAAGGCAATCCGTAAGCTGAAAGACGGTCAAGGTCAATATCTGTGGCAGCCTTCTTTAACAGCAGGTACTCCAGATACTTTATTAAATCGTCCGGTTTATACTTCAGCTTATGCTCCTACTATTGAAGCTGGAGCTAAAACTATTGCCTTCGGTGATTTCGGATATTATTGGATTGCCGATAGACAGGGACGTTCTTTCAAACGTTTAAACGAGCTTTTTGCAACCACAGGTCAGGTTGGTTTCCTTGCGAGCCAGCGTGTAGATGGAAAGCTTATCTTACCTGAAGCCATCAAAGTTCTTCAGCAGAAGGCTTAATGGGAGGTGTAAATGATGAGCTATAACGCAAAGAACTACACCGAACAAGGCGGGGAAAAGACAGTTATAGGTGGAGAGCTTGTAATTGAAGAGGGAGCCAAAGTAACTGGGCTCCCTGTTCTTGATAATCAACCAGCAAGTATTGCGGAAACTGTAGAAGCTTTGGTGACAGACTTTAATGCCTTACTAAGTAAGCTTAAAGCCGCAGGAATCATGACTGCGGATACGCCTTAAAAAAAGGATGGTGACGGTTATGACTCTATTTGAAAAAGTAAAAGCTAACTTAATTCTCGAGCATGAACGCGATGATGAGCTTCTTCAAATGTATATCAACACCGCTATCGCTTATGCCGAGAGTTATCAGCATCTACCAGAAGGACATTATTCTGAAAATGAAATGCCACCAACTACAGAGCAAGCCGTCATCATGTTATCATCTCACTTCTATGAAAGTCGAGATGGCAGTACTGGCGGCTTTTTTGCTGATAACGTCCAGGCAAGCCAACAAGTTTGGAACACTGTAAATTTACTGCTTAGACTTGACCGAGATTGGAAGGTGTAGAGTATGAGTTTTGGTAAGATGAACACCTTTATTGATATCATATCCGTTGAAACAACGAGAGACAGTGAAGGTTTCGGTAAATCTAAGGATATCATCCTTGCTTCTGTTCGTGCTTATAAAGAAGAACGTCATGGTAATGAAAAATGGGCCAATCGAGCAGTATTTTCTGAAGCGACTGCGCTGTTTTGCTTTCGTAAGATACCTGATGTTGAGGTGTCTACCAATACGGTGATTGTGTGTAGTGATGGTCGCTATGAGATTACAAATGTTGAAGATGTAAAAGGCAGAGGCATGTATATTGAAGTTTTGGCAAAAAAGGTGGTGGGGTCAAGTGGCTAAAGTACAAGTTAAAATGCCTGAGGAGTTCCTTCTAAAACTATCAAGACTGGGAGAAAAGACGGATGAAATTATTCCAAAAGTACTTGAGTCAGGCGGAGAAATTGTTTTAGAAAAGGTAATGTCAAATTTGAAAGCTGTAGTTGGTAGTGGAACAAAAGAAAAAAGTCGGTCTACAGGTGAGCTTATTAGTTCGTTGGGTCTCTCTCCTGCTAAAGTGGACCGAAATGGCAATTTCAACGTGAAGATAGGTTTTAAGGAGCCACGAAGAAGCGGCGAAAGTAACGCTAAGATTGCCAATATCATCGAATACGGAAAATCGGGTCAGCCACCAAAACCATTTTTAAAGCCTGCAAGAAGGGCTTCAAGAAAAGCATGTATTGACGCTATGAAGAAGAGGTTTGAGCAGGAGGTCGAAAACTTATGAGTATATTAAATGAGCTTAATCTCATAGCAGATTTGTGCGGTATCCCAGTAGAAACAGGAAGATTTTCTGGTGTTCCTCCTGATACTTATCTTGTGATTACACCTCTTATTGATTTGTTTGAGGTTCATGCGGATAACACACCGGGATATGAAGTACAGGAAGCCAGACTTTCCTTATTTGTTAAAGGTAGTTATACAGCTATAAAAAATGCAATTGTCCGCACTCTTCTAGGTGCGGATTTTACGATAACGGATCGTCGATACATCGGACATGAGGATGATACCGATTATCATCATTATGCCATAGATGTGGCTAAACCATATGAATTTCAATTGGAAAAGGAGGAATAAAACATGGCTACAATCGGTCTTGATAGACTTTATTATGCAAAAATCACCGAAGATGACAACGGTGATGAAACCTATGATACACCGATGCCGCTGGCAAAAGCAATCAGTGCAGAACTTTCCGTTGAGCTTGCTGAGGCCACTCTTTATGCCGATGATGGTGCCGCTGAAATTGTCAAAGAATTTAAAAGTGGTACCCTAACTCTCGGTATTGATGATATAGGGGTAGCAGCTGCAGGAGATTTAACAGGAGCAACCATTGATGACAACCATGTACTCATTTCAACCAGTGAGGATGGAGGGGCTCCTGTTGCAATTGGCTTTAGAGCACAAAAAGCAAACGGTAAATACCGATACTTTTGGCTGTATCGTGTGAAGTTTGGAATTCCTGCAACAAACTTAGCGACAAAAGGCGATAGTATCACTTTTTCAACTCCGACTATTGAAGGGACAGTACTTCGAAGAAATAAGCTGGATGGTCAAGGTAAGCATCCATGGAAAGCGGAAGTTAACGAGGGTGATGAAGGGGTAACTTCAACGGTTATTAATAGCTGGTTCAACGAAGTATATGAACCAACATTCGCAGCTCCTAGTGGAACTGAGGAGTAAGGAGGAAATGAAATGGATAAAGAACGAAGTGCAACGATTAATATTGGCGGGCAGGAGTATGAACTTATTCTAACTACTAAAGCCACGAAAGAAATCGCGAGCAGATATGGAGGCCTTGAAAATTTAGGTGAAAAATTAATGAAGTCTGAGAACTTCGAAATGGCACTGGATGAAATAGTCTGGTTAATAACTTTAATGGCCAATCAAAGCCTGCTCATTCATAACTTGCGAAATCCAGATAGCAAAAAGCCACTTCTTACTCAAGAAGAAGTTGAACTTCTTACTTCTCCTTTGGAACTAGCAACATATAAGAGTGCTCTAACAGAAGCTATGTTTAAAGGGACAAAAAGGAATGTTGAGTCTGATGATGACTCAAAAAACGTGCAAACCGGGTAAACGAGGATGAACTCTTTACCCGGCTTTTATATTACGGAACTGTTCACTTAAATCGCACAGAAGAGGAGACGTGGCTTACACCTATTGGTTTGCTTATGGACTTATGGGAGTGTCATAAACAGTTTCTAGGAATGTCAAAACCGAAGCGGGAACTTTATATCGATGACATTATTCCTTATGGGATTTGATTTTT